ACTCGCCCGCGCTGGTGTGTTATCGAGAACGTCCCCGGCCTGCTCACCAGCAACGAAGGACGGGACTTTGGAACCCTCCTCCGAGGGCTGGTCGAACTCGGGTATGGCGTGGCCTGGCGGATCTTGGATGCTCAGTACTTCGGAGTCGCCCAGCGACGCAACCGCGTGTTCATTGTCGGCAGCCTTGGAGACTTCGCCGCCGTCGAAGTACTACTTGAGTCCACGGGCCTGCCGGGGAATACTGCGGCGGGCGGAGCGGAGGGGGAAGCCGCTGCCCGAAGCGTTACGCCTAGCACTCGAAAGGGTAGCGGGCAGTCAACCGGAGGCGGACCCTTCGTCGTCGCCAAGCCCCTCGCCGGCGCCAGCCAGTCCGGCGGCTACCGAACCACCGACGTAGAGAGCGGAGCGTTCGTCGTCGACGCCCGGGGCAACGGGCCGGGCGACGTCGCCAACACGCTCACCGGCGACCACATGGACCGGGTCACGGACTACACGCCCATCGTCGCCGCACCGCTTCCTAGCCGGTCGGCCACGGGTAGCAACCTGCCCGGCCGGGGCGGCGAGGACGACGAGAACCTCGTGACGTATTGGGACGGCGGCGACGGCGACGACACGCTGGACGCCAGTCAGATAGCCAAGGGCCAGATGATGCCCGAGAAGCGGAGGTTCCCGGTGGTGTTCGAGGCCCGGCTGGCCCGGAACGGCCGGGGCGCACCCGAGCCGATAGCCCCGCCGCTTAAGGCCGAGTCGGGTAGCACGGGCAAGGGCGACGCCGCCCCGCTACTGTTCGACCGCGCCGTCCGCCGCCTGACCCCGCTCGAATGCGAGCGCCTGCAGGGCTTCCCAGACCTGTGGACCGAGGGCCACAGCGACTCGGCACGGTACCGGATGATCGGCAACGCCGTCTGCGTTCCGGTGGCCGAGTGGATCGGCCGCCGCATCATGGAGGTAAGCGATGGATGAATGGACCTGCCACGTCTGTGGCGACCTCCGGCCCGACGACAAGATCAGTGTCCTCTCGAGACAGGAGGTTCTCGAGGGCGGAGTGCAGGTCACGACCAACGTGCGCTTCTGCAACGACCGCCCGGCCTGCGTCGAGGGCTGCCAGGCCGTTGACTTCCTGCCCAACATGAAGAGGGCCACATGATCACCTTCGACATCGAGACCGCCGCACTCCCCAACGCCATCGACTTCGTCGGCACGCCCAAGGCCCCGTCGAACTACAAGGACCCGGTCAAGATCGCCGAGTACGTCGCCGAGAAGAGCGCCGCCGAACTCGAGCACGCCCCGCTCGACCCGGACCTGTGTACGGTGCGGGCGATCGGGACGTCCATCAACGGGACGGTCGCCGTGAACATCGTCGGTGAGCGGGGCATGGACGAGAGGGACCTCCTCGTGTGGTTCTGGGGCCAGTTCGCAGGCCAGCGTGGTGTCTGCTGCGGCTACAACATCCTGTCCTTTGACTTCCCCGTGCTCCTGCACCGTAGCATGGAGTGGGCCGTGCCCGTGCCCATGCCCCCGAGCCTCGCGCGGTACCGGATCGGGCCGGTGTATGATCTCTATGCGATCCTCTACAACTGGGGGCCGGGCCGGGGGCTGAAGTGGGTTGCAAACAGGTTCGGACTGGACGTGAAGAGTCCAGGCGACAGCGGGAGCGACGTCGCCGGGATGGACTACGAGCGCTTGCGCGCCTACTTGAACTCCGAAATCAGCCTGCTCGAGCAACTCTACCAGCGGATGGAGCCGGTGTATTTCGGAGGCCGCACGTGGGAGCGGCCGTAGACGTCTCGACAGACGTCCTCGCGCTGGGCGAACGGCTATTGACCCTAGGAGCCAAGGGTATCCCGCTGGATGCCTACGCCGCCCACATCTACGCCCGCAAGTCGACGTCCTATACCCCCCACTTCGTGAACCACCCCGAGGACGTCTGCACGGAGTTCGTCGTCACAGCCTACAGCCAGCCGGACATCGACGCCGCAACGACCCACGTGCTCCACGCCATCGAGACCATCATCCGGCCCAACACCATCTGGGAGTGCATCCGTGGCCACTCAAAGAGCGGGGCGGCCTACGTCTCGCACATCTACTGCTACCCGCGCGCAGCCTGACATCGCCTTCTGGTGGGCCAAGGCCACCGAGGTCGGGCTGGTCCCCGACCCCACAGCCCAGCCCACCTTCCTGCAGTGGCAGGCAGATGGTGCCCGCCTACTGCGGCTGGACCGAAAACTGCCGTGGCTCATCGGGGACTGGATCAAGTACGGCGAGCGCAGGTGGGGCGAGACCTATGCCCAGGCCATGGACGAGACCGATTACTCCTACAGCCGGCTGTCGACCTTCGCCTACGTCTGCCGCCAGGTTGAATTTCACCGACGTCGGCAAGAATTGACGTTCGGGCACCACGAGGTAGTCGCCCCGCTCGAGCCGAAACTGCAGGATACCTGGCTCGCCCGGGCCATCGCCAAGAAGTGGAGCATCGAGGACCTGCGGCAGGCACTGGCTGGCAAGGCACTGCGGGACAGTGGCGCGGAGTACTGGCTCGAGCGTATCATTGGAACCATCGACAGAGCAGAGCGGGAGATCGGGAGCATCCGCCTGCAGGAGTACGGGGTCGGCCCTGTGTTGCGGGTCGTCCGCCGGCGCCTAGGGAGGACCCTTGACAAGGTTAAGCCAAGCAGCGGGCGAGAGTCTTGAGGAGTATCTGGCCTTCACGCACGTCCTCTACTGGAACCGGCGGAAGGTGTGGGTGCAGCACAACGGGATCTCCGGCCGCTGGCGCATCAACAAGGCCACGCACCAGAAGCAGTTCACTCCGACGTCCCGCATCGCAGCCCCGGACTACTACGGCTGTGTGAAGGGCCGGTTCGTAGCCTTCGACGCCAAGAGCGAGCAGGACATGTCCTGGCGCCTGCCGAAGGAGCGCGAGCATCAGTTCGATACGCTCCGGCAACTGGCCGCCGCCGGCGCGATCTGCTGGTTCGCCGTCGAGCAGCGGCCATCCCAGGTCATGCGGCTATTGCGGATTACACCGGACTCCCCTTGGCCGGCCATCAGGTTCCGATACCATAGTCTGCCCGAGTGTCTCGAGGTGTCCTGGTCGGGCCTGTTCGGGGGCTACGACTGGCTGGCGGCCGTGGAGGCGTGGTGGCTCACGTAGGAAGGCTACCGTCACGGCCCGTGACGGGTCCGATTGCCGGTCCGCTGCGTCTTGGGGGCATACAGGCCCTGCGGGCCGAGATCGCCACGCTCCGGGCCTGCCAGCCATATCCGTCCTGGGCACACCTCGGGGCCTTCTATGGCGTCCCCAAGGGCACCCTCTGGCGCATCGCCCAGACAGACTACGAGCCGAAGGACCGGGCGATCCGGCTGCGGCTCGGGCTACCCACTCGCCTGCCGGCCGCATGGATCACCTGCGAGTGCGGCAACGAGTACGCTCCCAACGTCCCCTGGCGTAAGCGCTGCTACGTCTGCTCACCGCCCCGTAAATGACCGACCCCGAGGGGGGTCGGGGCCGGTCTGCCGGAGGCACGCGATGCGGCGCGTGACCTTGCGGTCATCATAGGGCCTTTCGCCGGGCCAGTCAAGGCCCGGAGGCCCCGTGTCGATCAGGGCGACTGTGGCCGGGGGTTCAGCGCCTTGTAGACGTAGGTAACGGTCCCAAGGAACACGCCGAACGCGGCCAAGATTGCCTCCGGGCTGGCCTCAAAACCAGCAAAGTAACCTGCCAGCACCATGCACGCCACCGCGATCACCAGACTGATCCCCAAGATCAGGCGGAACGCCGCGAGGCCAGTCAGGCCGAGGACGTTCTTGATCCAGTCCAGTGGCCTGGGCGCGAGGATGCCGAGCAGCAGAGACAGAATCAAGGTTGCCCAGACCAACACCTGCTCCGGGATCTCCTGCAGGAACACCGCCGCCACCAACAGCGGCAGGATCAGGATCGCCAGTACGGCGATCACGACGAGGTGGTACCGAGTTCGCATCAGACTCTTCATGTGGCCTCCCGATGGATAGAGGAACGGAGTAGAGAGACGCGTGCATGCTACAACCTCATCGGCCCGGCGTCAAGGAGCCGACGTCGGTGGCACATAGCAGCCGGCCGGGTACTGCACGCCGTCCACGCTCAGCGCGTGGGCGACCGACAGGCCGGGCGGGCAGGGCGTAGGCTCGGTCAGTAGCGGGGCGCCGTCCACTTCGAAGGCCAGCGCCTCGTTCAAGTACCACTCCCGTAACGGCAGGCCGTCGTAGCCCCCGCCGTTCCCGATCACCCTGACGTCTGCCCATCCCACGGTCAACTGGCCCCACCTCTGGGCCGTAGCGTAATCCACCTCCGCCGCCAGACGCTTCTGGATCACGTTCACGGCCACGTCGTTGCGGCCCGAGCAGTCCACGATCAGGAACGGGCCATCCCAATCGTGGCCCGGCCGGCGGATCATCGCCCGCTTTCCGATGTCGCCGCAGCCCATCACGGCCACGAAGCCCTTGTACTTGGAGCAGGTGATGTCCAGGTAGGTCGCCCGGTAGCCGCACACTCCCTCGGCGATGCCCTCTCCGTAACTCGAGATGGCGCCGGAGAATGAGCCGGGGTTCTGGAAGCGGGACGCGTCCCAGGTCACAAGTCCGGGCACGCAGTAGCCTTGGTTCTCGTAGCCATTCTCCTGCACGTCGTCCGTGCAGTTCACCGTCCACGGCACGGTGAACGGCCACGCCGGGTCAGGCGTCGGGCTGGGTGTGGCCGTGGGCGTCCGCGTGGGAGTAGGGCGGGCGGTAGGCCGGATCGTGGCCGTCGCCACCACAGGCTCCGCCGTAGGCGGCACGGCAGACGCGCAGGCGGTCAGCAGGAGAGCGAGTAGGATACTCCAGCGCATCAGCAGGCCCAGATGCCGCAGCCGAACCAGTGCATGAGGTAGTCCGCCTGATCCATGCCCGGCTCGACCAGATTGAAGGCCGGCACCACGACGCTCGCTCCACCCGGCGTGGTGTAGAACTCCACCGTCTCACCTAGCCGCATGCGGGCCGTATTGATCTCGGCCAGCCGCAGTGGCTCGAAGTTATCCACGCTCCATGTGATCGTCGTGATCCAGTTGTCGACCGTGACGTAGTTCCACGCCCAGGACATCAGCGTGGCGACGCCGTCGGCCCCAGCGGTGTTCATCAGGTGCTCGGGCGTCCACTGCTGCCGAGCAGCCTGCAGTACCTCGAGGGTGCGGCGGTTGCGGTCAAGATCCCCGTCGGGCGTGCGGCGGCCGCGCACATAGCATAGAACCTCATTGCCAGTCAGGTGACGGGTGACCCCCGGCCGCCAGTGCCGCCAGTCACCGCCGTTGCCGTCGGTGCCGAGGTAGTAACCGCAGAAGTCGACGTAGTCCTCGCCGGGCGTGATGTCAAGTCCGCCTAGCGCGTCAACGGCTTCCACGAACTTGCCCATCTCGACCGCCACCACTGGCCCGTCCACAGTGATCCCGAAGTTCCAGCGAATAGTCTCTCGCACACACTCTGGCCCGCCCCGGTAGTAGGCGGCGTTGATGCGGTCGAAGGCTTCTCGAGGCACGTCGGCCAACGATTGGTCGATGGCATACTGGCCCGGCAGGTCGATCCACGAGCCCGTCTGGGTGTCCCCGGCGCAGGCGATGGGCAGGTAGAGATCCCGCGGCAGGCTGAACAGGACAAGTCGGGGCGGCGCGTCCCACTGCGGGTAGGTGACTAGAACGCCGATCACGAACACGTCGGTGCGGATGCCGTAGGCGTTCCGCTCCGGGTGGGCCGGGTCGGAGTCCAGACCGAGCAGGACGAAGGACGTCGCCTCGGGGCCGGGCACAGGCGTAGCCGTAGGCGGCACTGGCTGTAGCGGAGTGGGGCTGGGGGCGAAGATCGTGGCCTGGACAGCCACCTCCGTCGCCAGCGGCCCGCCCGTGGCCGGGGCGCAGCCGGCCAGCAGGAAGGCAAAGAGGACGAGAACGAACTCCCGTAGTTTCATCGGCTCTCCTATCGTGGGGGGAAGGCCCGGTCCGGCACGGCTGTCAGGCTACCACAGGCCAGCCGGCCGGGCAAGCCGCCTACTTGGTCGGTGGCACCTTCCGCACCGCCCACACCAGCATGGCTAGGACGAGATAGGAGAGGATGCCTGCCAGTAGCGCCCAGATCAGGGGTGGGTCGGTGGGCTGTCCCATGTTTGCCGACGTCGGCAACTACGCCCTGCGCCTTGGCTTGGCCGCTGCCGCGTTGATCTTGCCATTCTCGAACTTGCGGATCTTCTTGTACATGGCTGGGACGCCGTTTGCGATGGCACTCGTCATAGCGTCCTCCAAGCCCTTCGCCATCGCCTCGCCGATCTCCCTAGCGGCGATCTTGAAGGCTTCGCGCTGGGCATTGGTCGCCTGATCCACCTGGCGCTTGCTCCAGATGTGTCCCCTAAATCCAAGCCATGCGACGACGCCTAGGATCATCAGCGCGCCGAATGGTCCGAGCGCCCACTGCAACTGAGGCGGGAGTTCCATCAAGCCACCGCCCGCAGTTTGTAGCCCGGCTCCCAGAACCATCCCTCCTGCGTCCCGAACTTAACCTTCCACCAGTCGCCGCCCTCGCCTCCGAAGGCAAGCGCCTGCAGAAGAGTGTTGGCGGCCAGCAGACGGATGATGGGTGCCTGGTCGTTGGGCTGCTCGCGCAGGTTGCCAGCGATGTCCACGATCCATCCGTTGCCCGGGAAGAGGTCTGGCATGTAGGCCGTCGGGTTGACGATGTCGCTCTTGTTCATCCACGGGCTACCCTTGCCATAGTGCTTCAGGGTCATGTGCAGGTGCGGCCCGCTCGAGTTGCCCGTGTTGTCAGCCAGCCCGACCACCTGTCCCCGCTCGACGGCTTCGCCCAGAGCCACGCGGAGGCTGGCGACCTGGCAGTGGCCGTAGACGGTCTCGTAGACCTCGAGGCCAAGGGTGTGCTTCACCCGCACATGCACACCGTAGGCCCCACTCCCGGCGGCCGGCTCCACCCGGCTCACCACGCCAGGCGCCGCAGCGAAGATCGGCGATCCAGTCAGCGCCCGGAAGTCGATGCCTTCATGGCCCGGTAGCCCGAATTGCGCGTAGTGCTGCCTGTTGATGCCGTACCGTTGGGTCAGCGTCTTGGGCGGATCGCACGGCCAAGCCAGCCAGAGCGCGTCGGATGGCACCGGCGGCGGGGCGGGCGGATCGACCTCGAACTCATTGCCCGCCAGCCATGCCCGCAAGTCCTCTGTCCGAACAACCTTGTCGCCCATCTCGCCTCCTATGTGGCCCGCATAGTCGTCGATCCAGTAGTCACGGTCGGCCGCCCCGCGCTCACACCAGCCCACCTGCCATGCGTTGGACTGCTGCCAGTTTACGACGGCGATGTCGAGATCTGCAAGTGGCCCCCACACGCTGGGGCCGTCGTCATTATATCCCGTCAGCCAGTGCTCGTACTGCTCGAGCCATGCCGGAAGTGGGTCGACGATGTCGTAGTACCACGAGCCGGTGTAGATGATCGGCCGTCGGCCGGCCCACGACTCGACCCGGATCAGGAAGGAGTGTAGTTCATCCCAGCGGAGCGGCAGCAGTTCGACGTCGACGACGAAAGGGAGTTCGCCATCGTAGGTCAGCGAGCACGTGACTACCCCCGCCATGTGGGCTGCAGCGCCGTGGCCAGCCCGCTCATCCCACACCCAATAGCCGTAGCGGTCGATGGCGACGGCCTTGGCGCCCAACCAGTTCTCGAGCCGGCGCGGATCCGCGTAGCCGTTGCGCCCGTCCCGCTGGCCCCATCGGATGCCCGCGTGCACAACGCCGTCGGCTTTGGCTCCGGGCCAGTAGACAAGCCCGTTGAACAGGCTGACATCTGTCCCCAGAACCCTCTCGGTCATTCGAACAGGCTCTCGTAGTCGACGCGGTCATAGACCTTGAGCAGGCCGCCGACCGTGGCGTTGTAGATGCTCCGGCCGTGTGCGATCACTTCCTGTTCGGCGATCTGGTGCATCAAGATCAGCGTATCGTCCCGCTCGAGCAGCGGGTGCGTGTCCCAGGTGTGGTAATCCGGGTGGAAGTGGTTGGGGTCTGGCCCGCCGCGCACCGGCTTGTAGCCCAGGTCGCAGCCGACGAGGTAGATGGGGTCATAGCCGAACATCAGTGCCATCTGAATGGCGATTCCGACCGTGCCCCCGAAGGCGCACAGCGTCGGCAGGTGCCATCGGGAGGGCCGGTTATCGCTACGGATGTTGCAATTGTGGTGCTCGCAGTCCTCGTTATCGAACCACGTGACGTTCGGCCAATCCAGCCGTCCGCCAGCAGCACGGGCCAGCGATGGCTTGAACACCGACCGGATGATGCATGTCTCTCCGGCGTCCACGTGATAGGGCAGCACATATTGCGAGTAGTCCTTCCAATCCGCGCTCGCCTTCACGCCAATGCCAACGTGCTCGGCGAACAGGTAGTAGGTTGGCCGCCAGATGGTCCCTCGGATGCCGTTGGCCGGGTCGGGCTGGTACGCCAGGTCGATGCGGTTCATGGCGAACGACACCTCACCCACCAAGCGGTCGAGGTTGGTGTGCTTCAGGCTCGGGCCTCCACCCACGACGAATGCTCGCATCTCACACTCCGCCTAACGCCAGGATGGCCCATAGTTCCGGGTCGTAGGGCACGTTCAGCACGCCGACCTTCGTCGCCGTCAGCCCCGTGTTTGCTCGGGATGAAGCACTGCCCGAGTGGCTGCCGCCTAGCGTGCCCACCTGCGTCGTGCGCATGGCGGTTTTCATGGCGAGGATATCCGAGACGTCATTGAAGTCCCATCCACCACCAACATCGCCGCCGGGTCCCTCTGCGACTGGCATCTCATAGCCCCTGCGCTGCTCGGCGCACGATGGCATCGGCGAATTGGCTGGACGACGCCTTGATCCGCGCTCCCTCCGGTCCCTTGCTGACCTCGGAGATCTTGGTCTTGCTGGGGTCCTGGAAGAAGTTCGGGTACACCTCTGTGCCGGGCAGGTCGGCCCCCAGCAGTTCGATGAATGGCCCGGCGTGCAGTTCGTTCACATCGACCGGGTTGCCGTTCCGGTCGCGGATGATGCCCTTCGGGTCCCACAGATTCACCGAGTAGGCTGCCAGCCGGTTGACCACTGGCAGGTCGTATACCACTACCAGTTTCGGGCGCTCTGCGGCTGTGGCATGGTCGCTGGACCGTATGGCTTCCGCGAGGTCGCCGGCGCTGCTCTGGTTGAAAAGCAATCCATTGTTGGCCATCGTTCCGCCGGGAATTATCTCTTGAATGAGGGAGTTTGTCAGCGCGACATCGAAGCGGGTGCCGTTGGGCGCGTCATCAGGAATGGCGAGGGTTCCAAGGGAGGTGGGGTCGAAATCCGTGCCGGACCCTCCGGCTCCCGCTATAGTCCAAGGCAGCCCGGTATCGTATACGACCCAGGTTGTCGTCGCCTCGACCCACGCCCTGAGCAGGCGGAGAATGCTGGCGGTCGTGGTGCCGCTGAAGGATGATGGCGTGTTGTCTTTCCAGACGCTCAAAATAGCGGAGGTGATGGTGCTTCCGGGCAGGATGGTGGAGAGGTCGAACTGAATCAAAGGCTTGGAGAAGCGGTCTGAGACAAGAAGGTTCCCAAACTCTAGGTAGGCGCGGGTTGGATTGCTACCCGATAGTCCATCTGAGAACTGCTCCCAGATATCCGTGTCCTTGCCGGCCGTAGCGTCCGGCTGTAGGGTGAGCGTCGGGTCGAGCACCCAACCAGCCCAATCCCGCACAGGTAGTTCGACCATGACCTCGCTCAGGCCCGTGCGCTTCCAGCGTAGCGCCACGCTCTGGCCCTCCGGCCCCATGAGGTAGGGCGAAGGGACCTCGATCCCCCTGAACGCCATGCCGCCCGGAAAGCGCCCCGGCGTTGGCTGCCGGTTGAAGCGGAACGAGAAATCTAGCGGGTGGCCGGCCTGCAGACGGATCAATTTTCGCACTAGATGACCGGCGTATTCAAACTCCAAGTCCGCTGCCGGCCAGGCATTCGGGTACCGCACGCCCTGCCGTCGGCGCTGCCCCAGCACCGTTGGGATGGTGTTGAGAGCGTAGACCTCGAGCCGCTCATCGAAGCGGTCGAGCATCCACATCACGGGCACTTCCGGGTCCAACTCCCGGCAGAATCCACCAGTCATGAAGGCGTCGAAGCCGTGTGGGTGCCGCTCCTCCATCACCCCATCCAGCAGGTCGCTAGGGATCTCCCGTAGCACGCCGTCGCGCACGTAGTCCACCGGCCGTAGCGATATCTCCGTCGTCACCCGGCCATGCTCCTCGGTAACGCGCGCAGTCCGTCCGCCCCTCATGTCTGCCCCGGAATGCGATATGGCACGCCCTGCCGGAAGTACGCGTGCCGGTCACCCTCAACCCCGACCACGTAGGGATTGCGGTTGCTGTCGCCGAGAGACGCGATGCTCTTGAGGATCTCCATCGGGCGGCGATCGTTATCGAACTCCCGACTGACCGGCGTGACGTTGGTCGCCACCTCGTAGGACTTGATGAACTGCATCACCTCGGCGTTGGTGAATATGGCCGTCACGACTACGGAGGCGTCTACCTGACCAGTGAGTGCCGTCTGGTTGTAGAGCACGAAGTCCATCGCCTCGCTCAGGCCAATGCACTGCACGTCGACGGTAATTCCCTCAGCCTTGAACTTGCCGCCCTGGTCGACGCTCTCTAGCCGTGGCGAAGCCCAGAATACCTGGTCGAGATACAGTTGCGCGCGCTGGTCAGCGACGGCGGCCGCCAACTCTCCGCCGGAGAGAACGAAGTACTTCTTTCCGAACCGAGTTTGGCTGGCGGCGTGCGTCTTGACTGCACTACGGGTAGGGGACCCGCCGCCCACCGGGGAGTAGCGCACCAGCACCGCGTTGGCCATGTCGGCAAGGTCATTGGTCACCTTGACGATGCCCGTGTCGATGCTTACCCGCTTGACCATCCCCTCCCAGTCGCCTATGCCCCGGTGGTTGTAGAACTCGGTCATGCGTCCGGGACCGTTGTTGAGGAACTCCAGCGCGTCCTCCCGGCTCTTCGGGCGGAAAGAGAAGGTGGCTGAGTAGTAGCCACCCTCTTCCCGCTCAACCATCTTCCAATCGGCGATCTGGGCGATAGGGATGTTGCGGCGGTACCGCTCCCAAAGCGTGGCTGGGTTGTGCAGGACGACGATGTTCGCTAGGCTCATCAGTCGTCCCCGCGCAGGAAGTGGTAGCAGGCATGGGCATATAACTCGGCCTGCACGCCAATTCCGGGCTGCGCCAGCAGGGGCACCTGACCGAAGCCCGTCGAAGGGAAGAAGCCGAAGAGGAAATAGAGGCGTGTAACCTTGCCCGGCTCCAGCCGCGGTGGTAGTCCACGTCGGGTCCAGATGTCCGTGCCTAACTCCACGCCCTCGCTGATCAGCCGCTTGATGGTTCGGTCCCGAATGACCCCGCCATCATCCTCAAGGATGCTGTCCCCACGCAAGGCGCTCGACCCGTTGGTCGGATTGGAGAGCGGGTCGGCGTACTCGCAGGACCATTCGTTGGTCGGGATGAGGATGAGTTCGAACGGGAATAGGTCCGAGGCTGCCGTGCCCTTCGCGTGGACCTCCAGCACAAGGTTGGCCGTGGCGTAACTCGGGTCGGCCTCGTCCACCTCGGCGAACGGAACGGTCAGGTATCCTCCCGGCGTCAGGTTCACCAGTTCGTCGAGGTTCCCGGCGGCGGCCAGACTCGCCATGCGGACTTCGGAGAACTCCTGAACGGGGAAGTAGGTCGTAGGCGAGATGAGAATAGCCCGGAGTTTCACATAATCGTCGCCTGCGACCCCACCAACCTGGCCGCACTTGAGGAACACTCGATACTCGCCCTTCAAGGCCTCCAGCAGGTCCGTCAGCGTCACTCGGCAGCGCATCGTCATCGTCGTGTCGGTGGCGAATGTGCATTGCGCCGCCGCCCCGCCGGGTGTACGGAGGTTGGCAACCGCCGAGGTGTCTGTCCCGTAGGTCACGGCGATGCCGGCCGGGTTCCCGGCGTTGCCTAGGTTGATGCGGCTGACGAAGCCCCCGTCGCCGATGTTCTCCGTCTTGGCGCCGACGATGACGCGCGAGATGTTCCCGATTTTCCCCGCCGACCCGTCCCCGCCCGAAGGCGTCTTGAGCCGCAACATCATATAGGGGGAGGTCCGGCCTCGCAGGGAGGTTGCAGGGATTTCCAGTTCAGGACGACGTAGCGCCATGTGGTCGCTGGCGATGCGCGGCGAGGTCGTCATCGAAGTGAGACCCGTGACACGCAACCGGACCCATAATCGGCTGACGGCGTTGACCGTCTCGGCGGCCCAGGCATTGACGCCGTTGTAGCCCGACCAACCGAGCAGGACCGGCCCCAATTGGTTCCACATCTCGTCGTCGGGAAAGCGCGTGTAGTGGCTACCGAGCGTGAAGTCCGGCCAGCCCGCCGCTCCATCCGAGTACTCGAGAACCCAGGCGAGGCCACTGTAGACTCCGGCTGTCACCAACCGCCCTGCCAAGTGGAATCCTGGCTCGGTCGGCGGGAAGCCGATGTAATAGATGTCGCCTACTTCGGGGTCGGCGTCGAACAGGTCGTGCTCCGTCCCCACTAGGTTCGCCGAGAACGTGCCACCAGTGGTATCGAAGCGATAGATGTGGCTGATCGCACCGTTTTCTTGCCGGTGGTTGCCAACGAAGGACCAGGCCAGTGCCCCGTCGTCTGGGTGGCTGTCCAGCGGAGTCAGCCGGATGGGGCTACCGCGCTGGCCCGGCACCTGATCCCGCCAGATGTAGCGGGCGATGCTGACTTCGAGGTTCTCGATGGCGGCCTGCTGCGCCATCGCCGGCGTCCAGAGGCTGGAGGGGTTCTCGTACTGCGGGATGGAGTGGACGACCGCGTAGCGTGGGTTGGTCTCGCCGATCGCCTTCTGGAGCATCACCACCGGCGCCCGGTAGCGGTTGCCCCTCTCCCGATACTGTAGCGCCTTGCGGGCGGCCTGGGTCAGCCGGTCGTGCTCGCGGGCTAAGGCATCGATGTCGTGCTCCCGCACGTTGATGCCGGCCCGCTCAACGAACAGAAGATCCTCGAGCCTGCTGGACAGCCGGTCGTAGGCCTCCGGGCTGACGGCCACGCTCCCCAGCCCGTCAACGTCCGGCGCGAGAACGCTATCTCCATCCACCCGAAAGAGGTCAATCTCGTCCTCGTCCGTGAGTAGCCGCCAGACCGCTAGGCCCTTGGGATAGTCCATCTAGGCTCCCAGCCAGTCACGCATGGCCCGGTCGAACACTCCGCCCCCGATGCCCTGATTGTAGACGCCGCCCATGTTGATCGTGCGGTTGTATGTCGACGCCCCGCCGCCGGCCATCACGGGCAGGGCCGCTGCCTGCTGGCCAGCCGCCGCGGTCATGGCCGCCTGGGTGCCACGCATCCCCTCGCCAACGCCCTTCTGCAGGCCAGCCATCATGTTCTTCCCGATGCCCACCATCACTCGGGATGGCGAACCGATATCAAGCAGTTTGTCCCACAGAGCGAGGATATCGCTGATCTTTCCGCTGAGCCAGGTCATGAACGCGGCGACCTTGGCCTTCGCACCGTCCCAGAACCCCTGGATCAAGGCCCCACCCCTCTTGACCAGTTCGAGCCTGATGGTCTCGAGATTGGCCCAGACGCCGGCCCAGGCATCGATGCCTCCCAGCATGTCCTCAAGGAAGGTTGCCCAATCCGTCTTGAGCCGCTCCGAGTAGTTGGCGATCATGGTCTGGACTATGAGCAGGAGCATGTCGTCATTCGCCGCCCACGTCTCCTGCAGATTCGACCAGAACCTGTCAGAGATGATGCCCGCCGCTTCCCACACCCACGACCAACTCTCGGCGAACGACTCGGGCGTCTCGCCAGCGAGCGACAGGGCAGATTCGAGGAACCTGTCCCAGAACCCCCCGACGTTTTCTGCGGCACCAGCCCAATCGCCGTTGGCGATGTCGAGCAGGGTAGCAAGACTAGTCACGAAGAGATCCAGCGTGCCGATGGCCGCCGTGGCGAGCAAGGCCACTACCTTGCCGAGAATGTCCAAGATGCCTGGTCCGGTGGCCGCCAGCGACTTCCCCAGCCCGCCAAAGATCTCGCCGAGGTTCTCGAGGACACCCGGTAATGCGATCGCAACGACCGGCGAAACTGCCGCGACCAGGTCGTCGATAGTCTGCTTGATCGTGGGGCCAAGTCCGACGGCCGCATCGTACAGCATCTGTAGGCCCTGAATCACGGGGTCAAACAGGTGCAGAAATCCCTTGATGCTCTCGCTCTGCGCCTCCGTGAACCCAACGCGCTGTAGCCACTCGTCGAAACTGAAATCGCCTCGCAGAAGCGCTCGCAGTTGGGCCATCGGAATGGCGATGCCCCGGAGGAAATCATTGAACGACTGAAGGAACCCCCCCGGCTCGATCTTCAATCCAGCCATCCCCGACAGGGCTGTGAGGATGCCTCCGACGCTGGTGACGATACTGCTCATCAGACCGCGGGTGGTCTCCAGTTTGGCGGCCGTCTCTTCATCCGTCATGCTGTCGATCAAGCCCCGGAGCCCCTTGGATAGACTGTCGAGGATCGGCCGAAGCACGCTGGCGCCGAGGATCACGTTGATGAAGTCCTGCACGTCCTGAGTCACCCCAGCCCACGTGCCCGACATGCGCTTCATGGCCCCGGCGAAGTCGCTCTCGGCCATCTGCACGAAGGCTTCCACGAATTGGTCGACGTCGTATTGGCCTGCGGCGGCGTTCTTGCGGAACTGGTCGAGGGAGATGTTGGTCAGCCCCATGTTGCGCTGCATGATCTCGAGCACGGTCGCCACAGGCATCATGGCGCCGCGGGCGAGGTCTCGCAGTTCGGTTCCCATCACCTTGCCGGCCGCCTTCATCTGGCCGAAGTTGTACAGGATGCGCTGCATGACCTCGTCGCTCAGCCCCATGCCGGCGGTGTAGTCGCCCGTCGCCGTGATCAGCCGTCGGATCTCCTTGGTCTGGAAACCCATGGCCATGGACAGGCTGATGGCGCTACTGATGGTCTGCGGCCGGAAGGGGGTGGTCACGGACATCTGGAGCGACCAGTTCAGGAGTTCCCGGGCTGGCGCGGCGGCCTCCTTCAGGGCCTCGGAGAAGTCGTAGGTCCCGAAGGCGGACTGCTGCAGGCGGTTGTCCAGCCCGTCGAAGCCTGGAATGAGTTCGCGGATCTGGCTGTCGACCCACTTGAGTCGATTCCCGTACTGCTCGAAGGCGTATCGCCCGGCCGCCGTGTGCTGGTCGACCTCCGCCATCTTCTTGATGAAGTTGTCGTGCGAGTTCCGCAGGTTGATGAAGCGCTGGACCTGGTAGTCGGAGGCCGCCCCGGCTTCCCGCAGGTAGTCAGCGAAGCCCTCGGTACTGTTGGAGGCTGCCAACTCGCGGGCCACCAGCGTGTTGAACTGGATCTCGAGTTTCTGCAGTTGGGCGGCGGCGTCAAAGGCCTCCGACGCCATCTGCTTGATCTCGTTGGCGATCGCACGAATGGCTCCGGCGGCTAGGATGCCTGCGGCGATGGTCCCGATGGCGGATAGAGCGCCGCCCACGCCGCCCATGGCGGTCGAGAGGGTTCCGGTCTGCCTGGCTACGCTCTGGCTCGTCTGGCCCAACTGCTCCATCCGCCGCTTGACTTCGTCCATGTCGCGGCGGAAGGAGTTCATGCCTTCGACGATGGCCAGCACGCCTACGGTTGGGAAGGCCATCTAACGGCGCCCCCGCTTATGGCGCAGATGGTCCTGCATCTCGGCGTTCTGCAAGAGCCGGATCTGGTTGCGGAGCCTATTGAGAGCGACTTCCATTGCTCGGCCGCGGGGCGGCATGGCGTACCACTCCTCCACGCTGTAGCCAGCCCCGATGCGGGCGTCGTGCTCCTCGAACGGGGACACCAACTCGGGGTGTCGGATTCCGTAGGTGACCCGGGTTCCCAGCGCGTATCTGGGCTTGATCAGCAGGACAGGGTCGCCGTCGTACCTAACGTTGAAAGCCCTGGACGGCCTCCGATACGTCAGCCTCGCTGACGCCGGAGAGCCGTCCCACCTCCCTTACGATGGATGCGATGTCATTCTGGTCCGGCGCCGCACAGTACTTCACCCACGCCAGGTAGCGGGCACGTGGGCCTTCGACGTCGCGCCGCAGGATCTTCATCTGCTCGAGGAACTCGGCGGCATCGGCTGCGGGCACGCCCTCGGGAATGGTCGTCGGCTCGGTCCCGAGCAGGATGAAGGCGTTGTTCATGTCCAGCAGCATGCCAGCCTGCCACTGCTGCAACGCCGACTTGTAGTCCGGGTCGTCCGGGTTCTCTTCGACCCGATCAAGGGCCTCGACGAACACCCGCGGGACCTTCGGCTGGACCCGTAGCGCCTCGGCCGCAATGTCCGTGGGCAACATCACCGGCACTCGCTTGATCAGCAGAACGACCCCGGTCGAGAGGGTGAGGGTCCTCGGACCCTCACCCTCCTTGTTCACGGCGGCCGCAATGCGCTCGAGCGACTCCCGATCGCCCGTCGCTACATCAACCATGGTTGGCTCCCGTCTACGCGGCCTTGATGATGATCCCGTCTGTCGACAGGTCGGACAGGCCGCCAGCGAAGATCAGATTGACGTTGTCCCGGCACACGGCGATCTCGTTGATCCGGTCGTTGGCCGGGATGACACCCGAGACTGCTTTCTCGGGGAGGATGTACCAGGTCGCTCCCCCGTCGACGGTCCGGGCAATGCGCCCGGCCGGGCCAGCCGCGTCGAAGGCTAGGTAGCCGACGACGTCGTCGACGAACTTGATGTCGCGGATGACCGTAGGCGTGCCGGGCAGGCTGATCTGGGTCCAGGACACGCCGGCGTTCTCGGTGAAGTACAGCGCCCCATTGGCGTTGCCCACCAGCCAGAGCGAGGCCCCGAGCATGACAACTGCAGTCAGATTCACGCCCACTGACGGGCCAGTCACCGACTGCCATGTCACTCCGCCGTTGTCCGTGAACACCACGGCATTGCTGGCGCCCACGGCCACCACGTTGCGGCCGTCCAGAGCGGCGATGTCGGCGAGGTCCTGGCTGGTCGCCACGCCCTCGTCCTGCACCTCGGCCGACACGGTCGGGTCGAGGACGAAGAAGATGTAGCCGTCCTCACCGACGATCCACGTCGCCCGAGCGCCGGCGCTGGCGATGGCGAACGGCTCGATCGCCCCGACGAAGCCTGTGGTCATCTCGACCCAGGTCTCGGTGCCGGCCAAGATCTCGTCGATGGAGGCGTAGTGCAGGCCGGTGGTCGTCTCAGAGATCGCCACGAGGTAGCCGCCCACACAGGCAAGGCCAGTCGGGGTCTCGTCCGAGAACATGCTGTCGACGTAGGACACGCCCCACGTCACCCCGCCGTCGCCCGTGAACACCACGGCCGGCTTGGTGCCCGGAGTCGCCCCCGTGCCGCCCATCAGGAAGAACGCCTTCTCGCAGCCCTTCGACGGGTTCTCGCAGTCGCCACAGGACGCCGAGTCGCAGATCACAGCGGCCACGACCTCCCGCACGACCTCCGTCTTGGCCTTCTCGGCGAAGGCGATCGGGACGATCTCGTAGAGGTCCTTGGCGCTGATGGCCCCGGTCTCGTTCGTCGGGTTCTGCTCACCCGACTCGATCGCACCGGCGTTCTCGTCGGACCACTCCGTGACCGTTGCCTCGCGGTAGACCTTGATCTTGTCCCAGCCGCCGAGGTAGTCCTGCGGGCTCTTGCAGCGGCCGACGTGGACCTGAATGTCGAAGCGGCATCGGCGCCGGGTCAGTTCGAGCAGGGTGCTGATGTCGCGCGGGTAGCGCCCCATCAACTCCGTGCTCACACGTTCCTGCGCCCCCTGCACGGCCGCTACCTCGACGAACTCGTTGCGCCGGTCCGGCGAGGGACATTCGATCCGGGTGATGTCGCCCTGCGGCCAGGAAGTGTCGCCGATCTTCATGCACCCCTGATACACGAATGCGTGCCCAGGTCCGGCACCGAATTCGGCCAGCCACACTCGGCTCTCGCCAGCGACGGTGATCTCGTTTCCCATTGGGGCCTCCTAAACGGCTTGGCTCTCGTAGTCGGAGAATGCTTTCAGAAGCACTTGCACGTCCACGTTCAATGTGGCCTGTAGCGCCCCGAGGAGCGCGTCGGGCCTCCGCTTCACCTCACGCAGATTCCACAGGCCCCGTCTGTGGAGTTCGTTGTGGAGGCGGGTCGCCACCGGCTCCGGTAGGCCGAGCGCATCGGCTACCTCGACCGGGCCGACGGGCACTCCGTCGGCAGCCTCATCATCGCTGGCTTCGTCAGGCAGGCGCACACGGTATTTGCGTCCCCTCTCATCCTGATAGTCCACCTCTCTCACTTCGGTAGCGCCCTTCCCTTGCCGTTCACACGCATCCACGCGAAGAGCGCGCCGACCCAAGTCCCGAACGGATTTGCCACCTGCGAGTCGTTCGACACCTGGAAGATGATCCCCGTCCTCACGGCAGCGATGTCCCTCTGCTGCTCCTTGATGAAGTTCTCGGTATTATTGCACGAACACACCGGCCTATCAAGTAGCGCCGCCGCATACCGAGCCACCGCCTCGAGCCAGTAGCGGTCCATGTCCTTCATCGAGCAGGCCACGTCCTGGGCCTGCCAGCCCGACAGGTAGTATAGCCGCGCTCGGTCCGGCGCGCGGCATGTCGCCAGCGCCGTTGGCGTCCATTCGCCGTCGGCGTATGTGGCCGGCGTCAGCGTAACGTAGCCCATCTCCTCGTCCCGAAAGCCGACGCAGGCATCCTGTAGCCCGACACTGCAGGCGACGCATGCGCCGCAAGAGCCGGGCGATCCTTCCCACACCATCTGGCCTTCCGTCGAGGGGTCGGTGTAGACCCGGTAGACGTCGACCGTCGTGATGTAGTTGGTGCTGACGTCGCCGTCGATCGGCCCAGGCGCCAGCCCCTCCTGCAGATCCGGGTCGATGGCCAGCCATGCCTTGAATGACACGCTGGCTATCCCGGCGGCGATCTCGACCGTGGCTGGCCGGATCTCCCACTCGTCCTCGCCCTCGTGCCCCGGATAGTAGATGCGGATCTCGCACGGGTCGGTGACGGCGGTGGCGAATGTGGCGAGACAGTCCTCATCGTAACTGTCGCCGTCATTGTCGGCCCGGGCGAATGCCAGCCCGGTGGTGATCGTCTGTTTCACTCGGTATCCGGGGGCGATCAGGTGGCCCCGCTGCACCTCGAGACTGCGGGCCTGCCCGCGAATGTTGCCGACGTCGGCAAAGTACACCTCTCGACGGGCTGGCCGAGGGAGTTTCACCTTCTCCGCCGCCGTCCAGTCGGGGATCAGGTTGTATTTGACCTGGTCAGCGATGGCCTTTTCGGCGGAGTGGATCGCCGATGCCAACTCGTGGCGCCCCACCTGATTGCTGTGCTGCCACGCGTATTGGAACCACACGTCGCCGCAGTCCTGGCCGGGGAACTTGGCCGAGAACGCTTGGGCGAAGTGCAATGGGTTGATCCCAAAGTATTCACGCCATCGGTCGAGAGGAAGCCACGTGCGGATGATCGCCCTGCTCATCCTGCTCTCCTATCAGCCCCGCGCGAGCCGCTCAACTAGGATCGCTCCCGCACTCAATGCCAGTGGCGTCAGCAACCACTGCGCTGGCGGCCACACTACCACCATCACCATTAGCGCAGGCCCGACCCACACCGACACGCACCAGAGACACACGAACAGGCCGGCCAGGAAAGCGTCTGGATTCCATGCGGCGGGCCGGCCTGCGTCATCGGGTTCAATACCCACGAGTCGCCGCAGTCGAACGAACAAGCGCCACGGTCCAACCTCGTAAGCAATCATCGCCGAGAGGCGCCATGTCGCCAACACCAACAGTAGCAGAGAGATGGGGGTTAGCGCAAGCATCAAGCCGTCGCCCTCTCGCCCCGCATCCTCTGCCAGTACTTGAGCGAATTGAGGACCTTCGGCCGATGCTTGCCCGATTCCTCTTCGGCGATCAGCGCCTCGTAGTCCTCCGGGTTGGCCGTCCGGGCAAGCGCCTTCGCTCCAGCCTCGTCGAGGTCTGAGATCCTCACGTGGATCTCCGCTATTCCTCCATGGTCCTCACCGACCGCCATGTCGACGCCCATCACGGGCAGAGGAAGCGGCGGGCCAGCCACTGTCATTTCGGCTGGCGGCGGCACGCTGGGCAGGACGGGCTTCGGCTTCAGCAGGAAATCATGCGATCCGTCCCCCCGCACGCGCCCTAGGAAGTCAGTAGCGTCGCGGGCATCGACGTACCGGAACTCGCCCTGCTTGAAGGGGTAGACCGTCCCGGTGACTTTCCCTCGCATAGCCATACGTTTCGGCCCCGGCCCTTGATAGGCCATGAGCACCGCGTCTGTCGACGCGCCCGATGATCCGCCGCCCGAAGCCGCGGACAACACCTGTTGGGGCTTCCGCGCTCCGTCGGCCGGCTGAGGACACTTGCTACAAGGCATCTCCATCCTCCCTTCGTAGTAGGGCAACCATTTGTTGCGAATCCACTTGACGTTCTGCTCCCGGCTGGCCCACGCCTTCTCCCGGACCTGCCCGCTCTCCTTGCGGTAGACGAACAGCGGCTCAGGGATGCGGAGAGAGCATAGCCCCTGATGCTGTAGGGCGATGAGGTAGTCCCAATCTTCCCACCCCGGTGCCGTGGTGTCAAAGCCTCCTATCTTTTCATGGACCGCCCGAGGCACCAACACCTGCGAGGTGTGCTGCATGCGCTTGAGTACCGCCCCGCACACGAAGTCCTCGGTGACGTAAGGCTCCATGGGCTTCCTGTCGTCAGCGAACCGCTGGTAGACGTCGGTGTAGATCACCCGGCCACTCTCGACGTAGGCCGCCACCATCTTGTCGAGGGCCAACGGCATCAGATAGTCGTCGGCGTCCAGCCAGAGCAGCGCCTCCCCCCGGGCGTACTTCCCCCCCAAGTTTCGGGCACCGGACGGTCCTAGGTGCTGGCTGGCTGTAATGATCCGGGCAAACGGCGCGCCGGCCAGCGGGCTGTCGAAGCCCTGCGCCCAAAGCCGGCCCGTGTCGTTGACGACGATGGCCTCCCAATTCACGAAGCGCTGGGCCAGTAGCGAGTCCAGAGCGTCGATGACGTACCGCTCATGGCCCGGTCCCACCGGGATGATCACCGACACGAATGGGTTGGCGTAATCATGCACCGGCCACGCCTTGTGGGGGGCGGGCGACCCCTGCGCCCCGAACGGAACAACATCCGGGTTAGGATGGTGCCCGCGGGCCGCAGCGACCGACAGGGTGCGGTCGAACTTGTAGGCCAGCGCCCAGCCGAACGCCTCGGTCCAAGGCCCGTCCCCCGGCTCGCCCTTAGACTTGGAGTCGCTTCGGTCCCGGTAGATCAGGGTGGGCGCATCGGTCACCCGGACGGCCCGGAAGCCCAGCGACGTCACCCGGCACCACAGGGCTGCGTCCTCGGCCCGCCAGTCCCGCACCCGGTAGCCGCCGGAGCGCTCCATCACTTCCCGGCGCATCATGCTCGAGTAGTGAATCTGGTTCATGTGGGCCATCTGACCGAACCAGTTGTAGGCGCCGGATGGCCAGTCGTTCCGGTGCCGGTTCTTGCCCCCATCATCGACGATCTCCAGCCCACCCGTCACGATGTGCATGCCGGGACGAGTGTCAAGCGCCTCCACCTGGATGGCCAAGGCGTTGTCCGCCATCATGTCGTCGGCATCGAGGAACACCACATACCGCCCCCGGCTGGCCCGGTAGCCGAAGTTGCGGGCAGCCGACAGGCCCAAGTTTGCCGGCGTCGGCAAATAGTGGACGCGGGGGTCCGCGCAGTGGATCTCCACCACTTCCTTGGTCGGGTCCGTGCTGGCGTCGTCGACGACGATGCACTCCCAATCCTCGAAGGACTGAGACTGGACTGAGCGGATGGCCTCGCCCACAAACCGGGCCAGGTTGTGGCAGGTGATGATCACCGACACCCGGGGGCCGGGCCGGTGATAGGCCTCGTGGACCCGGTGGATCAGCATGGCGTACTGGCGGATCTTGTCTGGCCAGAGCCATCGCTCCTGAACGTCATCCTTGCAATTCGCCGACAGGCGCGTCCGCTCTGCGATGCACGCCTCGATGGCGTCTGCGAGCGCCCGGTGATCGCCGGGCGGGGCTAGGTATCCCGTCTGGCCCTGACGGACAATCTCGAGTTGCCCGCCCCAGGCCCATCCGGCGATTGGCACGCCGGCAGCCATCGCCTCGAGCGTCCCGATCCCGAAGGTCTCGCGGGTGGTCGCCAGATAGACCCCCGCCTCCACCACCAGCGGCTTGATCACGCTGTGGGCCTGCTTGCCGACCAGCCGGACGTTGCGCGCCGGGTTGCCGAAGGTGGACACGAACCACCGCTTCGGTAGCATCGCCGCCACCTGATTCATATCGGCCGGGTCCGACACCGCATCCGTCCGGGCCTTGTTCCACAGAACGTAGCCGCCGTGCTTCCCCGGCTCACCCTGCCATTCGTCGTACTCGACCCCGTGATAGATCACCTCGGGGTACACGAGCATGCCCCGACGCACGGCGTCCCCAACCCATCGGCTGGGCACCGTATGTGCCTGGGCGTTCGCCATGGCATCGATGACCAGGGCGTTGGTTTCCTCGCCCCACAGGGGCCAATCGTAACGGCTCCAGTACAGCCCGTGGTTGCAATTGACCACGGGCTTTCCTGGGCGGGTAACCAGCGACGTGCCGTGGCACATGAGCACATCGGCCTCGTCGGCGTTCTCGATCGGCTCGACGTCGTAGTCCCGCAGGTACCGAACCTGCGCCTCGACCACGCGCCGGATGCCGCCGTCCCCCCGGTCCGGGTGGTTGAACCACGGGACGATGGCTAGTTTCAGGCCCATGCGACAGCCGTATCCGTCAAGCCCTCTGCCGCCGGGATCTCTGCCACGAAGCCAAGTCCGATGCTCGCCTGCGCGCAGTGTAATCGCACGTCCCGGAGTTCGCCTGGCTTCGCCGGCCCGTGCGTCTTGAAAATGTCCTGCCAGCCGGCGGCGGCCGCCAGCACGCCAAGGACCCAATTCACCGACTTGCCTTCGCCGGTGGCGATGTTGGCCACGATCGGAACCTGCCGCTCAGCCGCCAGTCGGTTTGCTCGAGCCACGTCCCGCACGTGAATCCAGTCCCGCGTCTGATCGCCGTCGCCGTTGATGACGAAGGGCGTCCCGAAGTAGATGTGATCCAGCGCCCGGGCCACCAACGCATTCTCCCCGACAGCCTTCTGCCCTGGCCCGTAGACGTTCCCGTACCGCAGGATGGCTATGCTCATGCCTCGGCCCGATACGGCAGCCAGCCGGACGTAGTCCTCGCCAGCCAGTTTGCTGACCCCGTAGGCGCTCTGCGGCCCTTTCGGGTCGTCCTCCTGGTAGGGGAGATCCCCATAGGGGGAATAGACGGCCGATGTCGAGGCGAACACGAAGCGCCCCATGCCGTGTCGCTTGCAGGCCTCCAGCAAGTTGATCGTCCCGAGGATGTTGTGCTCGGCATCGTCGGCCGGATCGTCGATGCTGTGCTGCAGGCTGGCGCTGGCGGCTAGGTGGATCACCGCATCGTAACGTCGGCCTTCGAAGGCCAGCCCGAGCCGGTCCGCATCCCGTAGGTCGTACCAGATGCCGCCGCCGGGCATGTCGGGATCTGGCTTCCGGTCCAGCGGCCGGACCGTGTGGCCGGCGGCCAGCAGGTCCGCCATGGTATGCCGGCCGATGAATCCCCTCGCTCCCGTCAGCAGGATGTTCATCCGAACCACTCACGGATGGCCCGGTCAATGTTGGCGCTGGCTTGGTCTCGCTCGTCTTGCTCAGCCCGCCGATGGGCTGCCCAGCCTACCTGCCGGCCCAGAACGTAGCCCAGCCCGGCGATCAGCAGTCCCATGATCAGCGCGGCGAGTTCGTTCGACATGATGCCTCCTATGCCTTCTCGGTCCCGATGTGGCCGAAGATCCCCCAGCCCCCGATGTCGACAGGCCACCAGACCTCTGGTCCAGGCCGGGTGCGGACGAAGTGGTCGTGGAACACCTCGCACTCGCCGGCCGGGCGCTGGTCGGTCGGGTAGCCCCCATAGGCGGCAAAGTGACGAGAGTGCCGCAGGCTTGGATTGCCCGAGTAGCAGTACTGGCGGTCCTTCAGGATGTTCAGGTAGTGGACGCCGCCGTAGCCCACGCTCTCCGCCAGCAGGCCGATGGGCAGGCCTCCCGTCCGCACCATCCCCACCTGGCCGTTGTTCATCAGCAGGTCAACGTATGGCTCGATATTCAGCGGGCGCCGCAACTCCCAATCGTCCTCGAGCCATAGGACGAAGGGCGTCGCATTCATGACTGCCTCCACCGCCCGATTCCAGGACGGCCCCGGTCCCACACGCTCGCTGTGGAAGCCGATCAGATGCCCGCCCAGCACCTCGAGCAATGCCCTCATGTGCTGATCTTCCGATCCGTCGTCGGCGATATACCAGACCAGCGGCCCCTGATAGACGAGGTTGCCGATCATGGCCCGCACAGTCCGCAGAGCGAGGTCGGTGCGACGGTAAGTCAGCAGGGCGACCCCGATGGTCGGCCAGGCGGTCATCGCTGCTCCACGAAGATGGTGGTGCTTCCGCCAACCCCGTAGGGCACCCGCACGGGCTGCTGGCCCACAACGTCGGCCACGGCCTGCCACTTCCGGGGCGGTACCACCAGCAGCAAGTAGCCTCCGCCGCCGGCGCCGCACAACTTGCCACCCAGCGCCCCGGCCTCGAGTGCCCTCCGGTACATCTGGACGGCACCGGCCGGCATGGCATCAGGGTTGGCTGCCTGCTTGTGCTTCCACGCCTTGTCGAGCATCTCGCCAACCGCCTCCATCTCGCCGGAGAGCAGCGCCAACTTCATCGGCTCGACCATGGCCAGCGTGCGCTGCAGGGCGCCCGTCGCCATACCTGCCTTGATGCGCTTCCCGGTCTCCTTGAGGATTGGCTCGGCGTGGCGATGGATGCCCGTGGAAAACAGCGGCATCCATTTCGACCAATGATCACGGATCTTCTCGTCGACATAGCCGCCCCCCCCGCTGACGAGCGGATCGGCATTACTGAACCGGAAGTGGTTCACCCCACCGTAGGCGGCGATGTAGTGGTCCTGCTTGCCGGCACCCGTTCGAAGGTCCTCGATCTCGATGGCGGCCGCCATGGCCGCCAGGTCCTGAAAGTGCAGGTAGCGCTTCTGATAGTCGAATAGCGCCTTCAGCGTCCCGACGGCGACGGCGGCACTCGATCCAAGCCCAGATCCCTGGCCAGGGATGTCGGCGATCGTGTGGATCTCCACGCCCCCAAGGGTCAGGCCAGCCCGGCGCAGAGCATTACGGATGATCCCGTGGCTCACATAGTCGAGGTTGTCGACGTCCTCGGTGCGGCTGTAGGCCACCCGGTAGCGGTGCGGATTCCAGTGGGGGCTGACGATCACGTAGACGTACAATCCGATGGTGGCGCCGAACACCTGCCCCTCGCCATGGTTCTCGTACCAGGCCGGCAGATCCGTCCCGCCACCGATGAAGGACACGCGCAGCGGCGTCCGGGTGATGATCATCGGTCGAACACCTGTAGGTTATCCGGCAGCCACATCATGGGCATGCCGATGGCCTGCCAGATGAGCCGTAGCCGGTGGGTCCAGGCCTCGTTGTAGTGTAGCCCGTGGTCATGGAGCATCGACCGCCAGACGTAGCCGGGAACGAGCGTCTGATGGTTCTCCCCCCCCTGGCCGGGGCCGGCGGACGTCCAGATGAGCAGACATGTTTCGGCGGCGTGCTCGGCGATATTGCGGATCAGCATGCCTCCCTGATCCTCCGGGATGTGCTCGGCCACCTCGATGCAGGTGAGCAGGGCGAACTTCCGAAGGATATTGAACTCGCGGGAAACGTCCACCTTCATGATGCCGTGGAGATCCGCGTTCGGCGGGGCTAGGATGTCCAGGCCGACGGCGTCGATACCTAGCCGCCGAGCCATACGGATCATGGCACCTGTGCCGCATCCGACGTCCAGATAAGTCATGGGCGCGCCGAACGCCACGATGATGGCGAGGAATGCTCGAGCGTTCCAGTCGTCAAATTGTGCGAGGTGGGCCAGATAGTCCTGGCCCTCGAGGGGACTGTTCATAGGCCCTCCCGAGGCCTTTCTCTCCCGTAAACCCCCGGAGCGCCAGCGGCCGGGAGCAACCGCATTCGGGCAGGTGCGCGACTGCCCTAGGCGCTCCGGGGAGTGACGGAGGGGCGGTTGCCCGCCCCTCCCTTCACTCCGTGGTCAGGTTACGGCAGCCGACCCTCGTGGTAGAAGTAATCCACGCTCCGCTCCGTCACACCACCGTCGATCCAGTAATGATCATCGGGGTGCGTGTCGCGGCTGTGGGCCAGCGGGCAGTACAGCACGTCGAGGATCCGCGCCGACAGGTGCGGCGTCCGCAGCACCAGCCGCGGCTCGATCTTTCCGAGCCACTGGACGCACCAGTTCAGCGGCGGCTTGGCGTGCCAGAGGAAGATCCCTCCGTCCGTCCAGAAGTACTGCGTCATGCGGCCATCGACCACCGCCTGCATCGATCCGCCGCGGTAGTCGAAGTGCTCGAAGTAGGTCACCGGCATGCCGCGGGCCGTCAGCGGGACGATGTAGATGTCGCTGGCGAAGCAGCCCACCGGGATGGCGGCGTCCTCGTTGCTCGACTGCTCGGGGATCATGTCGTCGATGACCACCGGGACCTTCTTGCCGTCCACCAGCAGGTACTCGCCATTCCGCATGGCATCCCGGATGGTCGTCATCTCGGTTCCGTCGAGCATGACCTGCGCGTTGTTCAAGGTCTGGCAGCGGTCGCTGTAGTACGCGCACGCCCACAGATCCGTGATCACCCAGAACAGGTCCTGCCGCATGGCCAACGTGAGCACCAGAGGCTGTAGCCCCGTCCGAGTGGCGATGTGGTTCAGCCGGCGCAGGATGTTGGTCAGCAGGGTGACGATGTTCGGGTTGGCGGTGGGGCTGGCGATGTTCGTCAGGTTATAGTCCCAGACGATGGAGTCGAGGCTGGGGCAGGCGATCGCCGTCTTGGCGTCCACCTTGCCAGTGCCGATCAGCAGATCGAGGCCGTTGAATTCCTCGTACCCGCCGCCCGCCGAGTCGTTCACCGGGTTGGCGGCATACAACTGGCGTCCCAACTGGTTCTGGAACGCCACGCCGACCTCGATGAAGCGCTGCAGCACCTCAGCGCCCTTCAGGGCCTGCTGCTCGCTTGGGATCGTCGGGAAGATCGAGGACCCCAACTGCGCCGCCAACGGGCTGTTGATCAGCGTCAGGTCGAGGAACTCGCCCCGGTTGATCACCTGGCCGACCCGGTTGATTTCCATCTCGCGGGTCATGAACGAGTAGCGGCCGAACGGCGCCGTCTGCAGGCAGGTCTTCATCGGCCCCGCTGTCTGCGGATCGTCGCAGACTCCGTTGGCCACATCCCCCGTCACATCCCGGAAGCCGCTGATGTAGGGAAACAGGGGCCACATGTCGACGCTTGGCCGCACCGGGAGGATACCGGCCAAACCGACGGGCTGCAGGCGGGTGTGGATGACTTCCCGCTCGAGACCCATGACGCCGAACAGCCCACCCGGGCCGTGGACGTATGGGTTCGAGGGCGTGCCCGTGGGCGTGGTGTGCTTCTGCACGACAGGCAGAAGCGCCTTCGCCAGGGCTTCCAGGATTGCGTTCTGGTCCATGATGTCAACTCCCTCGATCGAAGATCAGGATCGACTCGGGCTAGGCTAGGGCGGCGGGCACGGCCGGAACTGCAGAGGCACCGAAGGCCCCATCGATCCACGCCTCGCCAACTTCCTTGACGGCCGGCTGGGGCGCGCCATCGGTAACCTTGGTGCTCTCGCTCTGGGACGGTCGGTTGTCCCACAGGTTGGCGCCTGCCTTCGGCTGCATGGCCGCGGCCACGATCTTGGCCGGCCCCTTCTCGATGGCCGAGACGCGGGCATCCTGGGACTTCAAGTACTCGTTCAGGCCAGGAAGGTTGATGGCCTTGGTCACCGCCGTGGCGATGTCGGCCACCAGATCCTCGTAGCCCTTGGCCGCCGAGGGTCCCGGAGCCGGGACGGGTGCCGGGGGCGGCGCGGGGGCCGGATCTCCGGGCACCGGGGCCGGTGCCTCGCTCGTGATGGCCTTGTGCTCGATGCCAAGGTCCACGAGCGTCTTCGCCATCCCTGCAGTGGTCACTTCCAAATCTGCCACCCTTTCCTCGCCCAACGCGGCGACGAGAGTGGCGCGCTTGTCCTCGCTGAATGTCATTTCACTCACCTCCTTGAGGATGGTGGAGAACGCAGTCCACGGGTTGGCTGCCCACTTCGCGGGCAGGACGGTGTCCTCGAAACTGCGGTACTTCGTAATATACCCGTTCTTCTCGTCGACGGAAAGGACGAACATGCCATGCGACATCCCGAGGTCGGGCATCACGGCCTCGAGCGCGAGCAGTTCACCCGCCTCCTTTTCCGACAGCGGACCGCTCGCCACCACGAAGCCATCGGCGAAGTCGATCCAGTCGGCACGCTTCTCCCGCTGCGTTCCCGGCGTGTGCCAGATCCACAGTTCGGGCATGCGGTTCTTCGGATCGGCGTAGACCCATTCGATGAATTCCCGGTGGGCCTCGCTGGTGACGATCTCGCCGCCCTTCACGGCGTTCAGGGCATGGGCGTCTCGGTCACGGAACTTGTTGGTGACCCAGCCGACCCATCGCCACGATCCGTCGGCGGCCTTGATCACCGAGAAGCCCGATCCATTCTTCTCGGCCTTCTTTCCCGCCGCCCCAATGCCCTCGCGCTTGGCGGCAGCCCGGATCTTCGGCAGGGCCGCGCGCGCAATCTTGGCTGTGGTCCCCCCGCTACTCACCGCCGACGCCGCCCGGGACAGAGCGTTGCGGATATGGGAGGCGTCGTGGATGGGATAGTGCCGGAGGGAGCGGGGCTCGGTCCGGCCACTCTCGTCCTTCTTGCCGCCCGGTTCGATGTATGCGAAAGCCGAGTCCGGCAGGTCATTCTTGCCGGCGCCGGTCAGCGCGCGCTTCAGGCTTTCGAACACGCTCTTGGACTTCTGCAGGCGGGTCTTGTAGCCGGTCGCCAGCGTGGCAATGGCGCTTGCCTTCTCGTCGGGCGAGATCTCGTCCGACCGCATCACGTTCTCGACCAGCGTCTGGAACACATAGGTGACGTCGTTGATGGCGCGGGCCTGATCCCTGGCCTTGATGTAGGCGTCGTAGTCCCCCCAGGACGCGGCCCCATCGAACGGGCGGTAGATTTCGTACATGTCGCCCGAGGCGACGGCGTAGAGGCTCTTGTCCTTCTCTTCGTCGGCGGCCGGATCTGCGTCGTCCGCCTCCGGCACCGAGGGAGCCGCGGTGCCCGGCTCGGGCGTCCTAGCCCCGACGATGACGCGCGAGATGTCGTCTATCTTGCCAGGCGAGCCATCATCGCCTTCGGCTCCAGTCTCGTCCCCGTCGTCCTTCCCCACAGGCACGGTGCCCATATAGTCGGCGATGACGTTCGGGTCTGCCAAGGCCAGCGCGGCAAGCACCTCGGGGTCGCTGTTCGAGCCCTTCTCTTCCTCTCGACGTTCGACGGCCCGACGCTGTCGCCTACGGTCTTTGGAACTCGCCACCTCGGCCTCCTTCACTAGGCTTGCATGGCACATTGCGATGGCTCGCTTCTTGTCGACCCCTTCGCGAGCCATGACTTGTTGGACACACGAGTCCATCTTCCCCCATAGATGGCGCGGAACATTGCTGTAGGGCATACCTGTGGCGCATTGTAGAACGCATACGCGTGCCGGTCAAGCGCGGCTACTCCGAACGCCAGCCCCCATCGAGCCGAGCGCATCCCTGATTCGACGGTTCATCGCCTTGGAAAGTTCGGCCCGGCCCCGCTGCCGCTCAGTGATCGTGATGTCCCAGCCGCGGGCGAAGTTGCCGGGATGATCCACGCGCGGCCGCATCGTCCACGGGCCACGCGGGCCGCCGCCCTGGCTGCCCAGCCAGCCCTGCCGGGTCTTGGCCCGATAGGAGCCACGGCCGGCCGTGCGGAAACGGAGCACCTTCGAACGCCTCGCTTTGATCAGGTGCGCCCGGGTGCCGAAGTTCAGGTAGTAGTAGACGCTGTGCTGGGTCGAGACCTCGAGCATCATGGCCTCGCCAACCATCCGGGGGCCGAACGTGCGGAACTTGGGTAGCCCGCCGGGGATCGGTTTGCCGTCCGTGCCACCCGCATTCCAGGTAGACGTGGTCTTTGCGAAGTCGGCCTTGATCATTTTGCCGACGTCGGCAAGACCATCCTCCATCGCCCGGACCACCTTCTTGGGGTCGTAGGCCCGCAGGTTGCGGGTGATCGGCTTGAAGCGGATGATGGCCATCAGTTCAACCCCGGCGATCGTAGCGTTCCAACCTCATGGCCACGACTCTTCCGCCACTCGCATTTGCATTCGAAGCCGTGACATTCCAGCGGATAAGACTGTGGGATCGCCCCGGCGGCGATCCATGCCTTCAGCCGGTGCCGCTGCCCATGATACCCGAGGCAGTCTGTGCAGTGCTCCTTCGTGCTCCCGATGATCCACTCGTACAGAGGGTCATCGGCAGCCGTCCCCAGACCCTCGTACCAGAGTACCTCGATGGCCGATGCCATGGTCGGCACCCGACGGAGCGCCTCCTGCAGGTCCCCATCGCTGTGGCCAGCCGGCAGCAGGGCGATGATCTTCTGCAGGCTCTGGCCGGCCCACACGACCTGGGCCGCCACGATCCCGCCTTCGTGGAAGTAGACCTCGACCGCCTCCTCCACCCCGCCAGCGTCCCGTCCATCCCCGAACGCGTCCCAATAGGCATCAACGGTCGCCTGGAAAGCCGAGTCCATGAACTCGGCCGCGTTCAATTCGCCGGTCGCCAACTGCCGGATCAGGGCGGCGAGGCGCTTCTCGTACTTGGTTCGGAGCGGCCGGGCACGGGTCTGCTTGAGGATGGCGACCTGGGTCGCGTGAATGCCCGGCTTCGAGAGGATCTCCTTCCGCCGCTCTGCTGTCATCGTCGGCGGTGGGACGTCAAGGTCGATCAGGCCCATCATCTCGCCGACCATCTCCTGGTAGAGGCGTGCTGCCTCGGCCGGGGCTAGAGCATCCACCGAAGGACCCCGGTCCGGGGCTAGAGCATCCACCGAAGGACCCCGGTCCGGGGCCGTAGGTCCTTTCTCGATGGCCGCTACCCGGGCATCCTGAACCTTCAAATACTCCTTCAGGCCCGGAAGGTTGATGGCCTTGGTCACCGCCACGGCGATGTCGGCCACCAGATTCTCGTATCCCTTGGACGCCCGGATCAGGTCCTCGAGACCGACTTCACCCAGCCCCTTCGGGGATGGCCGGGAGGCCGGCGGCGGGATCTCCTCATCGTCCTCTCGAAGCAATTCCTCGATCCGCCGTAACTCGGCCTGCCGGGCTGGCTCGAACAGTTCGTCGATCAGCCGCCGTATTGGAGCCGACGGCTCTTCCCGGCGCCGACGGACGCGGCCCACCACCACCATCGGAGGCGCGGGCGGCGCGGGCGGCGGGATGGGAGCAGCCCCAGCCACGACTGTGATGGCCTGCGCCAAGTCCGTTTCCTGCACCTGCTGAACCACACGCCCCAGCAGGGCAGTGATGGCCTGGGCGAGGTCCGTCTCCTGGACCTGAGCAACTAGTACCGTCCGCAATATCGTGATGGCGCGGGCGAGGTCTGTCTCGCTCGCCTGGCCGATCAGCGCCGCCTTGAGCACCGTGATGGCCTGGGCAACGTCGGTCTCGCTGGCTTGCCCGAGCAGACGGCTCCTGACGACTGTGATGGCCTGGGCCAGATCAGCCTCTTGGACCTGTCCTACAGTCAGGGACTTGAGAACGGCGATGGCCTGGGCGAGGTCCGTCTCCTGGATCTGTCCTACAGTCAGGGACTTGAGAACGGCGATGGCCTGCGCGAGATCAGCCTCGGTAGCCTGGCCCAGCAACAGCGCCTTGACAACCGTAATCGCCTGAGCGAGATCCGTCTCGAGGACCTGATTGACCTTTGCGGGCTGGCCGATGTCCTGAGCGAGATCGGTCTCGAACGCCTGCCCGATCAGGTACGTGCGAAGGACCACGACGGCTTGGGCGAGATCTGTCTCGCTGGCCTGGCCCACCGCATAGGCCCGCACCGCACTGATGGCCTGGGCGAGATCGGTCTCGGTTACCTGGGTGATCGGGTAGGTGCGAAGCAGCGTGATGGCCTGGGCGGTGTCGGCCTCGGTCGCCTGGCCGACCGGGATGGTCTGGCCGCCAGCGGCCGCTGGCTTGTGGTCTACCACCACCCACAGCGCCGATACCCGGACGAAGTGGGTATCCGTGATCGTCTCGCGTATGCCGACCTGCGCCGCGTCTAAGTCGGCTTTTGTCCACGCCGTCGCGGACCCGCCGGGCAAGTCATACAGCGTCAGCGCATATTGCCTAGGCGTGGCTATTTTGTAAGACTGGTAGGAGGTGTCGCCAGCACCAGAAAGGGCGGCGCTTTCCTCGACCGTGCCCCCGGACGAGGCCTTGATGCGCAGCACGAAGTCCGGGTCCGCGCCACCCGCGCCGCTGATCGCAAACCGCACGCCCACCTGAACGCAGTTGATGACATCATCGGAGGCCATCGCCGCGGGCGTCGCGTCCAGGTTGTAGTCGTCGATCTGACCGGAGGTATTGCTCTGAACGTAGGTCGTCACGTCATCGGGTGGGGCCTCCTCTTCCTGCGACCAGTTGGCCCCGCTGTCCGTTCCGCCCCGCGTCCAATCCGCGTTGTCGCCCGCGGCGCTCGGCCGGAGCATGATCTGCTCGCCTTCGCCCGGCCAGGAGTTCTCGAAACTACCGCTGTTGTCGTTGATCGCTCCATCTTCGTAGATGATGTCCAACGTGGCATCGGCCGAAGGGATGCCCAGACGAAAGCGGTCGGGGTTGAGGGCCAAGTTAATCGTCCCCGATGGATTCCACAGCAGGGTGCTTTCGTCCGAGGCCGCGTACAGCCTAGCCTCGATAGCGGTGGAGGCCAATGTGGTCGAGTCAATGAGGTATTCAAGACGATACCAAGTGTCTAAACTGATCGCTGACGAACTGGCTCCAACCTGGGCGGAGTCCTCCAGGTTCCAGAACTCCAGTGTCTCGTCAGCATTGATAAGAACCCCTACCCGGGCCGTAGCACCATTCAGAGTTGCAATGATCGTAACGTCGTTGCCGGTAGCGCCAGCCACCACCTTGAAGTAGAACCGAGTCCAACACGGTCCTTGCGTCGTGCGGAAGATGTGCTGGATGTTCTCCGCGCCAGCAGCGCTGTTGATCCTGAGCGCCGCTGCGCCGGAGCGGAAGTCTGTGGTCTCAATGACTGGCGTACCAGTCGTCGATGTTTGCCAATCCATAGAAGCGGCGATGGTGTTCAGTTCGAACGGGAAGGACATCAGCCGGGCCATCAGTCTGCCTCCCACCCGGCGGCGAGGATGCGCGCCCGAAGATCAGCCAAGGCGTCGACGGCGTTTAGGTCCTCCCGGAACTGGCCGATCAGCGGGAACAGGCGGCAGGACACGGCTAGGCCCCACAGTGGCAGGACTAGCAAGCGCCGGTCCACCAGCCGGGCGATTTGGAGGGTTAGCCCAGCAACGGTGAACTGCGCGTGGTCAGTCACGAGGGCGACAACATCCGCGCCGTGGTCACAGGCGCGCTTGATCGACCAATTACGAAAGCGGGGATGTGTACCCGTCTTGTTCTCGTCCCTCGCACCGTAGATGACATTGTGCGAGTCGAGCGTCTCCATGTTGTTCGGCCGGTTCACGCCGAAGGGCAGGACCTGATAGAACTTGGCGACGTGCGGGACCGCCAGCCCCGCGATGGTGTAGTACCTCTCCTCATATTCCTCAGAGGTCGAACCTAGCGGCAGGTAATTGGAAACGACCAGATTGGCAATGGCCGTGATCTGGCCGCGATTCTGTAGCGCCGTCCGGTTGTGGATAAGGCAGATCGCCAGATTCATTTAGTTCTCCTGGCCTGAAACTGTCGGACTTCGCCTCCGTTGCCGCGCCCCGGCCGTCGGCTATGCCGCCTGGAAGAAGCCCGCCGCGGCGATCTGCGCCGTGATGTCCGAGCCATCCGGGGTCACCACGAAATCGTGCTGGGTCATCGGGATGATGTCGGCCATGGTCTGGGAGCCGACCGGGTCATAGCCGATGTCCAGATCACCGATGGCGCCGGTGCCATCGTTGGCCACGGCGACCCATGTCTGATCTGGGATGTCGAGGTTGACGACGTCGGCCCCATCGTCCGGCGCGAAGGCGGCCAGTTCAACATCGGTTAGGACCTTCTTGGCGTAGCCCGTGTTCGTGGCTTCGTTGGTCGTGCCCGACACAACGTCGGCAAATGTATCCTTGTCCCGTAGGACAGCATCCGTCTCGATGCCGGTGGAAGCCAAGAGCATGACGACCAATTCGGCGGCCGCCGGGTCGTTGGTGTCGACGCGGTTGTAGAACTCCGCCGCACGGCCCTTGCTGGTGTTGAAAACGAAGTTAGCCACGGCGACCTCCCGCCTTGAACTTCGCGTGCTGCTTGGCGTCGAGCACGCACTCGAACGCGTTCACAACCTCGTAGCCGGTGTGCCATTCCTTGCTGGGGGATGGCTTGCCGGGGTGCTCGAGGGCCACATGCTCTCGGGCCGCCACGCCCGAGTAGTCCTCTCGGACGCCGGGCAGGGCTGCCTTGCAGTGCAGGCAGTAGCGGCCAGGAAGGCGCAGGACCTTGTAGTGCAGGTCCTCCTGCTGATATGCCTTCAGGGTCAGCACGTCGGCCTCCAGCGTCATCCATCCCTGCTCGATGGCCTTGGCGACGAGATCCGGGCTGAACTGCTGCTCCGCGCGCGTCCCCGTATCGAGGACCTCTACACCGAGCAGGACCTTGCCTTCCCGCCGGCCTTCCGGGCGTTCGTAGACACGATGCATGTTCATGGGGCTATTCCTCCTTGCCTTTCAACGGGCGATTTCTAGGTTCACTGTCTGCACGGGCACGGTCACTTCTCCTTGGCTGGCGGGATTATAGACGGCTGGATGATCACCTGCGGGGGCGGAGCCTCCTTGAGCGTCTTGATGAGCGCTCCGACCTCCACCAGCAGGCCAGTCACGGCCTGTGACGTGCCAACCTGCCCAGCCAGCATCTTCTCGAGCACTGGCGCTAGGGCCTCCGAGCGCTGGTTCGTCCTGAGCGAGTGGACGATGGCCGCCAGTGGCAGCATAGCCTGCAGGTCGGCCCGGAAGTCCGGGGCCAACATGTCCTTCTTGGCCGCCCCGATGCTCCGGGTCGGCTTGGGGACGTTGGCCTGGGACGTCCGGCCACCGGGCGTCTGCCGTGTCTCGGCGTTCACCTCGGCGTTTAGCCGCAGGTTCTCCTCTGCTCGCACCCGGGCCTCCTCCTCGCTCTTCTCGATCACGGGGAGCAAATCCTTGTCATAGTCCCCGTCCTTGATGGCCATCAGCCGGGCCACCTCGGGCGTGATCTCGCCCGACTTGATCATGGATGCTCGAGTTTCAGCCCGCAGGCGCCGGATCTTTTCGTGGTTCCCCTCATCCTCGAGGTCCATCTCCCGAAAGTTGAACTTCGCTAGGGGCGTCGGCACGATGCCCCGGAAGTTCATAGCATATTCCACGCTAGACATGAACAGCCGGGGGCCTTTCCCCTTCGTCTTGGCCGCCATCACTTCGGACTGCCCCGAGGATCCGAGGTTGCCGCCGGGCAGAGGGGCGAAGTCCTGGTAGTCCCGCCCGAAGCAGGCGGCGATGGTGGTGATGTACCACTTCATCTCATCTTCGAGGTCGAAGTTGTCGGGCAGGCTGGCCAGCGGGATCTCGACGTGGCTCACGGGCTTCGAAGGATCGAGCGAGGCTAGGATGGTCGGCAGTTGGAAGCGGACCAGCCCTTGGTTGTCGGCATCCTCGTCGCCCATCTGTAGCGCCCGCCTGATGTCCTGCTTGGCCGGCCCGCCCACGATGTGTAGCACGCGCTGGAACCGGCCGCCGACCTTCTCGCCCCGGTAGATGATGATGTCCCGCATGATCTGGGAGGCGGCGAGAACCCGGCTGACGGCGGAGTACTGCATGCCGCGCATGGTAGAGATGCTGGACGGCATCTCTATTAGGCGGGCGACGTCGTAGTAGTTCAGGAGGTGGCGGCCGCCGTGCTCATCCTCGTACACGACCGGCGTCCTGGGGTTGCCGGTGGGGGTGCATCGCAACGCCTCGAGCACCGCAATGCCGAGCACAGGTGCGGACGGCGATGCGCCATCTCGGATGATCTCGACGTAGGCCCCGCGGTCCTGCGTCAAGTAGTCTATGGTCACCATGCTGGCGAACGACGTCCAACCTTCGCCAAAGTGGGCCGTCTCGAGCATGGCCGTGACGACCTTCTTCAGTTCGTCGTCCTCGCTCTCGATTTCCCATCGATAGGAGGCGTGCGAAGCACAGACGGAACCGACGGCACCGGCGAGGAACGGCTCCCGGATGAAGAACTCCCGGAGCATCTTGTCCCGGCGCTGGGTCTGAGTCCCCCACGGCGGGAGGGAATCGGCCACGGAGGCGATGTACATGATGATGCTATCGGTGGGCTGCGTCGCCTGCGAGGCCTCGGGGATGGTCTGGACAGTGGCCCGCACCGACTCGAGCATAGTCTCGGGCGTGATGGCTGCGGGCGGATTATCTGGCATGCGACCCTCCTAGGCTTGGAGCCACGAGTACACCACCTTGCCATCCTGGCCCTGCAGCCGGGTCGCCACCTGGCTACCCCGCCTGTTCTCGATCCATACCTTCAGGCGCGGAGGCATGCGATAGACGATCGCCGCCCATCGGCTCGGCACCGGATCTTCGGCGAGTAGGAGTTTGCCGGGCATGCAGTCCTGCGCGTGCTGGTAGTTGTCGCCGCGCTTGACCAGCGTCCCGTTGGTCTTTCCGCACTTTCCGCACGCCACTGCAGTATAGAGCCGCTGCACCGCCTTCA